TGAGCTCGTCAGGAACGTAGGGAAATGCCCGGATCATATAAAAGGGGTCGCCGCTTCGGAATGGGACAGGCTCGCTCCTGAATTATCGAAGAAGGGGATGCTGACGATCACTGATCGTGCCAGCCTTGAGGCCTACTGCATTTCATACGGGCGTTGGCGTGAAGCCGAGAATTTATTGAAACGGTCCGGGGGGTTGTTGAAAGGGAAGAGGATCAATCCCGCGTTCAATGTTGTCCAGCGTTGCGTGGATCAGATGCAGGGGCTTGCGGCGAAATTGGGGCGCATGAGGGCACTTCAGGTTGTTGATGACAGCGGCAAAGGCGATGCGGACGACGATTTCTTTAGCGACGGGAAGGCGGACGCATGAAACGCAAACCATCATCAACGCCGGCGAATGGGAAGTTTTATTTCGACAAGGAGTCGGCGGATCGTGCTTGCGAGTTTTTCCCAAGATACCTCCGGCACATCAAAGGGCCCAAGGCGGGGGAACGCTTCGAATTGGAACCGTGGCAGAAGGACGAAATAATCCGCCCGATGTTCGGGTGGAAGAGGCATGACGGGACGCGCAAATATCGGACGGTTTATATTTTCATCCCGCGAAAAAATGGAAAATCAAATCTTGGGGCCGGGATAGGGCTCTATCTGCTCTTCGCGGATGGTGAACAGGGGGCGGAGGTTTACTCGGCGGCGGGCGACCGGGAACAAGCGGCGATTGTTTTCAACGTCGCAAAGAAGATGATCGAGAACTCGCGGCCGTTGGCCCAGAGATCGGAATCTTTCAAAAGGACGATCGTTTACAAGAAGAAATCCTCAATCTATACCGTCCTTTCCTCCGATGCTCCGCTGAAGCATGGACTCAACCCTCACGGGATAATCTTTGACGAGTTGCATGTCCAGCCTGACCGCGAACTTCTGGATACTCTGACCACAGGGACCGGGGCACGACTCCAACCGATGACTGTTCTCCTGACCACGGCCGGATACAACAAGCAGACCGTTTGCGGTGAAGTCCATGACTATGCCATGAAGGTGAAGAAAGGCGTGATCGTTGATGAATCCTTTTTGCCGGTCCTCTACGGCGCCGATCCGGATGACGATTGGACGAGTCCCGAAACCTGGAAGAAAGCGAATCCAAACCTCGGAGTGAGCATCGCGGCGACATACCTCGCGGATCAGTGCAACAAAGCGAAGGAGGTGGTGGCTTACGAGAACACTTTCAAACGTCTCCACCTGAATATTTGGACCCAGCAGAGCAAGCGATGGCTCTCGATTGAAAAGTGGGACGCCTCCGGGATCGCAGGCGGTCCGGTGGATGAGGAGGATTTCGCTGGGCGGACGTGTTACGCGGGGCTCGATCTTGCAAATACCACCGATGTCGCCGCACTCGTCTACGTCTTCCCGTTTGATGATGGGAGCTTCAAGGTTTTGTGCCGGTTCTTCGTTCCCGAGGAGACGGTGGTGGAGCGGTCAAAAAAACAGGCGGACAATTACAGGCTTTGGGAGAAGATGGGACTGCTCTACGCGACGGAAGGGGACGTAATCGACCATCGATTCATATTCAAGATATTGGAAGCGGACTCAAAGAAGTTCGATATCAAAGAGGTCGCCTTCGACAGGTGGGGCGCGACTCAGATCGTGCAGGATATTATGGGGGCCGGACTAAAGGTGGTTCCCATCGGTCAGGGATTTGCGTCCCTCTCGTCCCCAACCAAGGAAATGATTCGGTTGGTTCTCGGGAAACAACTCCACCACGGAGGAAACGCAATGCTCCGATGGATGGCGGACAATATGGCCGTCAAGCAGGACCCGGCGGGAAATGTAAAACCCGACAAGGACAAGTCCTCGGAAAAGATTGACGGAATGGTCGCGCTCGTCATGGCGCTGGCCAGGGCTATCCTCACGGAGGACGGCGGTTCGAGCGTCTACGATGGCGACAGGGGGTTTTTGGTTCTCTAAATTCATCCCGTTAATCCCCGGGCGTGATCGTCGGTAAAAAGCAAATTGCCAATAAATGCCAAGTTTTGCGCGTTACTTTTCAAATAAAACGCCGCAAAATTGAGGCATGAAACCTGAGAAGCGATCTTTCGATGTCAAGAACCTCGAAATACGTGGCGAAGGAAAATCGCTTACCCTCTCCGGTTACGCCGCAGTCTTCGACGAACCCTCCGTGAAAATGATGGGCTTCCGTGAATACGTCCGAAAGGGCGCATTTACGAACTCCCTCAAGAACGACGATATCCGATCTCTCTGGAACCACAACCCCGACAACGTCCTGGGCCGCAACATCAGCAAAACTCTCCGATTGGCCGAGGACAAAAAGGGCTTGAGCATCGAGGTTGATCTCCCCGATACGCAATTCGCGCGGGACAAGGCGGAGAGCGTCCGCCGCGGAGACGTTTCGCAGATGTCCTTCGCGTTCCGAACGATCAAGGACAACTGGTTCCAGGAGGACGACGAGGAGCGCCGGGAACTCCTGGAGGTCAAGCTCTTCGAAGTCTCGCCCGTCACTTTCCCGGCTTACCCCCAGACCTCCATCTCAGCGTTGCGGTCCATGATCAACTTTGACGAGTTGTCCGCGGCTCTGTCGCGCGTGGAACGCGCTGGCGTCGAGGCTCAGGGCGAGGACATCCAGGCCATCGAGACCGCCTACACTTTCATCAGCAAGATTCGGGGCAGCGCCCGACGCCAACCCCAGGAACCCATCGAGGCCCGCCACGCGCGGATCCGGAGGGAACTCTCACTGCTCGAAGCTTCATAAAGGAGACCAAAGCCATGAAGGACCTCAACGAATTGCGACACAAGCGCGGACAGATTTTGAAGCAATGCCGCGACCTGAACGACCTCGCCGGGAAAGAGAAGCGGGCCTTCACGACCGAGGAGCAGACGAAATACGACTCTATGTTCAACGAGGCCAGCGCTATTGACGTCGAAGTCAAGCGCGAGGAAAGCCTCCTGGAAGCGGAACGGACCCTGGCGAACAGCCTCCGCGTCAGCCCGGCCATCGACCCAAACGCGCCGGACGCGCGCGGCGACGCCGAGAAGCGGTATCAGGACTTCGTCCGTCCTTTGCTCGCCAAGGTCTTCTCCCGTGGTGCGCGGGACCTGAATGCCGAGGAGACCCGTGCGCTCCAAGCCGATCTGAACGTCAGCGGCGGCTACCTGAAGATGCCGATCCAGTTCATCCGCACCCTCATCAAGGGCGTGGACGACATCCTCTTCGTCCGGCGGCTCGCCACTGTGAACACGCTGACGGAGTCCGACTCGATGGGGGCGCCGTCGCTCGACGCGGACCCCGCGGACGCCACGTGGACCGGGGAGATTACCGCTGCGTCCGAGGATAGCACCATGTCCTTCGGGAAGCGCGAATTGAAGCCCCACCCCTTGAAGAAACTAATCAAAGTCTCGAACAAACTTCTGCGGCTGACGCCGGATGCCGAGTCCTTGGTTCGTGAGCGCCTGGGCTACAAGATCGGCCGCGTGCAGGAGAACGCCTTCCTGAACGGGACCGGGTCCGGCCAACCCCTCGGTGTCTTCACGGCTTCGGACCTTGGAGTCTCGACCTCTCGGGACGTTTCCACCAGCAATGAGGCCACGGAAATCGCCGCCGACAACCTCATCGAGTGCAAATACAAGCTCAAGGGTCAGTATTGGCCCAAGGCTCAATGGGTGGGGCACCGCGACTGGGTAAAGCGCGTGTTTAAACTGAAGGACTCCGAAGGCCAGTATCTTTGGCAGGCAGGTCTCCAGGCTGGACAGCCGGACCGTCTCTTGAATTTCCCCGTCAACATGTCCGAACTCGCGCCGAGCACCTTCACGGCATCGCAGTATGTCGCCGTTCTTGGAGATTTCTCCCAGTATTGGATCGCCGACGTGTTGTCGATGTTGGTTCAACGACTCGACGAGCTTTATGCCGCCACGAGCCAGACCGGATTCATCGTGGAGACCCACTGCGACGGTATGCCCGTCCTGGCGGAAGCGTTCGTGCGTTCCAAGATGGGAACCTGAGAAACGGTTTGATCGAGATCACAAAGGAGAAATGACATGGAAAATCTTTTGAAAGATTGCGCGATTGACCGGCTCCACACCGGGGCGGTCGCGGCCACATCGGACGTGACGGATGCGTCTTCGATCGATATGGCGGGATGGGATGGAGTCTGCTTCATCGCTCTCTTGGGCGCCCTGACCGCTTCCCAGGTCACGAAGCTCAAAGCCTACGGCGCCGACCTCGACACCGGGCACGCCGAACTCGTGGCGACGACCGCCGCAGCGGCGGACGCGGATGGTACGAAACTTCTCGTTCTGGATGTCGTGAAACCGACGCTCCGGTATCTCAAGCCCGTCTTGGACCGTGGGACGGCCAACGCCGTCCTCGATGGGATCATTTCGATCCGATACAAGGGGTCGAAATCTCCCGTCACCCAAGGGTCCACGGTGGCGGCTTCCGCTATCTTCGCCTCGCCGGCCGCGGCGTAGGCGGGAGGGTCTCATGAAAAAGACTCTGATAGGACTGGCCCTCGCGGCTGGAATGGTGTTCTTCCTGCTTGAGGGGATCATTGCCGGGGCACCACAGACGAAGGTTCACAAACCGACCGGGGACAAAATCCAGGTCGAGAGCGGTGGCGAGATCGAGTTAAAATCCGGAGCAGTATTCGACGTTCAATCCGGTGCGTCGATCACTGGATATCTCGCCCCCTCCGTTGGAAGTCAGCTGCCGGTTGTCGACGTTACCGTTACCACTCCAACGGTGGCCGGTGTTCAAGTTAGGACCTCCGCTTACGTGGTCTACATCGCGACGAATACCACGGGAGTCAACGGGTGGGCCAAGGTTGGGGCTCAGTAGAGGATGAAAAGGCCCTCCTTCACCGCCGTCTGTCTCCTGACGCTATCCCTCGCATTCGGGACGGCGATGGCGATCGATCGTAAGGAGTTTTCAGGTCGAAGCGCGGCCCCGCTCGCTCCCGTCTACCAGAACGACGGGGACGTGCTCGACGGGTTTTCCATTTCGTGCAGTTCAACGGCATGGACGACTGTCAAGGCCTCCCGACCGGCCCGGCGCCGACTTCATATCCAGGTTCTCGATTCCAATTCCTACGGGGTGTGCGTCAGTACTGTCTCAACGGTCGGGGTCGTGTGTGACGATTCCGCT